GTCGTTAACCCAGACGCTTATACATGGTACGAAGGCCCTACTTTCCGCCTACGCGCGGACGTAATCGCTTCTGGCCAGATTACTGTCGGCTACTACGGTTATGGCGCATTAGCGACCAAGATCGCAGCGGGCGCATTTAAGAATAACAAGCAGTAATCCGAATAAATCAGACATCGACTAGTTCGCTCCCGAGCTAGTCGAGTAGTAGAAGGGAAGAGCTAATGCCAGCAATTATTACAGCGTCACAGCTGCGATCCGTCCTAGGCGTTAGCTCTTCTCTCTATTCGGACTCTTATCTCGATGAAATCATCGACACAGCCGAGCAAGTTATTCTCCCGCTGCTCGTTCAGAACTCGACAGCTGTAATCGAGTACGAGCTAGAAGCTAACGTCGCGAAGTTCTACACTCGACAGACACACCCTTTCGTCGTAGGACAGTCGATCGTCGTTACTGGACTTCCAGCTCCATTTACAGCCACTCACACTCTTACAGTCGTTACAGACTCTTCATTCTCTGCCGCTCTTACTTCGTCGAACGTAACACGTCGCCAGATTATCCCGAATGGCATGGCAACACTTAGCGGCTATTCAGCTGCGACTCTCTACGTCGGAAATGCGTCGATCGAGTCCGCTATCTATGCCGTATCTATCGAAGTCTTCCAATCTCGCACAGCTGCGGGCGGTCAGATCGAAGGGCTGGACTTCGCTAGTTCGCCTTACCGCATGGGGCGCAGTCTCCAGAATCGCGTAATCGGCCTTTTAGGTAATTACATCGATGTCGAAGTTATGGTCGGATAATGACGGCCAGCTCTATTCTTACGAGCGTCCGCACTCCATTAAAGACAGCGATCCAAGGAGTAGCGGCTAACACTTACGACTCAGTTCCAGAAGCTCCGATCGTTCCGTTCGCTGCGGTCGTTCCGAACACGCCTTACCTAGAGCCAAGATTCTTAGGTAAAGGGAACGTAAAAGTTAAAGTCAATCTAATCATGACCGTAGGCGTAGCGATCTACGATAATCAGAGCGCGCTCGACAACATCGAGAAGCTCGTAATTAGCATTCTGGCGGCTATTCCGTCAGGGTACGAAGTCGGAGACGTATCAAATCCGATTCCGTTAAACATAGGCGCGTCAGAGATTCTCGCTTGCGAGATTCAGCTTTCGACTTATTACACACAAACAAACTAGGAGACCAACATGGCCACGACCGTAATTACAGGGCGCGATCTTTCGGTTACGATCGCGACCAAAAACTATGACGAACAAGCGCAGAGCGCAACACTTAGCGCAGACGTAACGATCGAAACTTACGACACTCTTTACTCTAAGGCTTATCGTTCGATCGATAAGCAGTGGACTTTCGATGTCGAAATGCTTGCAGACTGGGGCGCAACAGATTCACTCTGTGAAGCTCTATGGTCAGCCGCAGAGTCAGCACCTAACACGACTTTAGCGGTATCGCTAAGAGCTGTTACGGGAGCTACGTTCGCATTTAACGTTCTACCAATCTTCCCAAGCGTGGGCGGATCATCGCCAGACGCTCAGACTGTTACCATGAGCTTTACAGTCGTGGGAACACCTACGGAAACATTTAGTTAGAAAACACATCGGGAGCAAACATGAAACTAAACATCGAAGTCCAATACTTCTCAGGAGAGGCCGTTACTTTCGTGGCGGCTTCTCCCGAGTGGTCGAAGTGGGAAAGCAAAACTGGAAAGACTATCCAGCAAGCTGAGACGATCGGAGTAAACGATCTTCTCTTTCTTGGCTACCAAGCCATGAAGCGAGAAGCTGCGGGAACTCCTATTAAGCCTTACGAGGTCTGGATCGAAACGGTCGCGGAAGTCTCAGCAAGTAGCGCAAACCCAAAAGCTATCCCGTCGGAAGCCTAAATCGACTAATCGTCGAACTCTCTATCGCGACACAGATCCCGATGAGCGAGTGGCAGACGGCGGAGCAGATCTTAACGGCGTTAGAGATACTGGAGAAACGGAATGGCAAGTAAGAAGGGTGTCTACTCGATAGAAGTCGAGCCAGCCGCGCTTAAAAACTTGATCCAGACTCTAAATCTTCTCGATAAAGAAACACAGAACGAGATCCGCGACGCAGCTCTTCCATTATCAAAGCGGCTAGCGGGTCAGCTCATGATGAGCGCGCAAGGCGCGCCAGCTCCACAAACTAAGCTCGTAGCGCAGACGATTACAGCTAAACGCGATCGACTTATTCGCGTAGACATTGGCGGGCCGAAGAAGGTCGGTCGCAAGTACGGCGGAGAAGCTTCCAAGAGCGGTAAAGGCAACAGAGTTCGCCAGAATGCAGCTCCAGCGGGCGCGCTTCTCTGGGGAACAGAGTTCGGCGGCGGACGCGGTACGGACTCACTCGGTCGCGCTTACACCGATCGCTTTAAGGCCCCGCGCAATAAGCGCGGCTACTGGATCTCTCCAGCTGTTGACTATTACACGCCAATCGTCGCAAAAGAATACATAGAGATAGTTCAGGCGATAATTAAGAAAGTGGGTCTCGACTAATGGCTGGCATTCCAAAAGTAAAGATAACTTTCGACGCAGACTTCGACGAATTAAAAAAGGGAGTTAAAGGCGCACAGCAAGAAGTCCAAGGCTTCTCAGACAAGATTGGCAAGTTCGGCAAGGTAGCCGCTGCCGCTTTCGCAGCTGCCACAGTCGCAGCCGCAGCCTACGCGGGAAAACTTCTCGTCGATGGCGTTAAGTCAGCGATCGCAGACGCAGCCGCTCAGGAGAAACTCGCTTTAACTCTAAAGAACGTTACAGGCGCGACGAATGCCCAGATCAAGGCGACCGAGGGTTACATAACCCAGACATCGCTCGCGTTCGGTGTGACAGACGATGAGCTTCGTCCATCGCTGGAAAGATTAGCTCGCGCTACTGGCGACGTAGAGAAAGCTCAGAGACTACAAGCTCTAGCCTTAGACATAAGTGCGGGCAGCGGGAAAAGTTTAGAAGCGGTCTCTAACGCGTTAGCCAAGGCTACAGAGGGCAACACTTCCGCTCTTGGAAAGCTTGGCGTCGGACTTTCAGCTGCCCAGCTAAAGACTCTTTCGATGGACGAGATCACCAAGAAGCTCGCGGATACTTTCGAGAATCAAGCGTCCACGAAAGCCGACACTTTCCAAGGAAAGTTAGATCGACTTAACATCGCATTCGATGAAGGTAAAGAGACCGTAGGTTCTTTCGTACTTGACGCGCTTACTCCGCTCGTTACGACTTTCGTAGACAAGGTTATCCCAGCTCTTTCATCTATGGCCACGTCGATCGGTAAAGATCTAAACGGGCCATTTAATAGCATTAAGACAGTTCTTACAGATTTCGTTATTCCAGCATTTAAGGCTCTTTACGACTTTATGAAGGACTTCGTCGCTCCGTTCTTCGCTTCCGTATTCGGGCCAGCGTTAAGCGGTTTATCCTCTGCTTTTACCAAAATTAAAGACGCCATCGCTTCTAACTCCGACGAACTATCTCCGCTGTTTAGTCTCTTTAAGTCAGTGGCTACATTCGTTCGCGACACCATGGGGCCAGCGATCGGAACAGTTCTACGAGTCGCGTTCGAAGTTCTGGGTACAGCGATCTCGGCGGTTATTACTGGAGTCTCTAGAGTAGTTAACTTCTTGGACGACATGATCGAAAAGGTAAAAGCTTTTATCGCCTTGGTTAAAGCAAATCCTTTAGTCCAAGGTATCGGCGAACTTATAGACAGGATCTTCGGTGGATTTAGAGCTGCGGGTGGCCCAGTAACTTCGGGAACTTCTTACATAGTCGGCGAGCAAGGCCCAGAACTATTTACTCCAAGTCGAAGCGGTTCGATTATTCCGAATCATGCTCTAGGCAAGGGCGGCGGCGGTTCAGTCATTAACTTAACTGTTAACGGCGCGATCGACCCAGAAGGTACAGCCCGGGCAATCATTAACGTTCTTAATAATTCCAGCTATCGCGGAACTCTTGGATCGGGTGCGTTCGCGTGACGCTATGGAATCCAGAATGGCGCGTCTTAATTGACGGCGTCGATTATCAAGAAGTCACACTGGCCAGCGTTCAGATAACTAGTGGCCGAACTTCTGTTTATGAGCAGCCAGTCGCGGGCTATTGCTACATCGAATTAATTAACCTACAGAATACTTCTTACCCTTTTACGGTAGGTAACGAAATCCTTATTTCGATTAAAGATTCGACTGGAGTTTACGTCGATCTTTATGGTGGCTTTATCAGCGACATCGAAATAAGCGTCGTGTCAGCTGGATCGACGAACTACGTTACTTCTGCTCGCATTACAGCACTCGGCGCATTGTCTAAACTGGCTCGCGCTAATTGGGAGTTATCTTTAGCTAAAGCCTATGACGGAACTCAGATCTATAACATTCTTTCCGATCTTCTTCTTAATAACTGGAACGAAGTCGCTCCCGCTTTAGCTTGGTATCAGTACGATCCGACGACGACATGGGCTAACGCCGAGAACGTAGGACTAGGCGAGATCGATCAGCCTGGGCAATACGAAATGGTTAACCGTCCAGCCGATCCAGTCTCTAGTTACACGTTAGCCAGTCAGATCGCAGAATCAGGACTCGGCTATCTCTTCGAGGACGGATCAGGCCGAATCGGGTACGCCGACGCTTTACATAGACAGACTTATCTCGCAGCTAATGGCTACACCGAAATCTCAGCGACTCAGGGAATCGGCGTAGGCCTAAAGTCAGTAACTCGAAGCGGCGACGTCCGAAACTTTATTACAGTTAATTACGATAACGGCTCAACTCTTACAGACAGCGATCTAGCTTCTATCTCTCAGTTCGGTAAGTTCGCCGAAATCTGGGACACGAACATCGAGAAAACAGCCGACGCGATTCTGGCTCTAGCTCGTCGCCTACAGCTTAAAGCCTATCCACGCGCATTCTTCGATTCGATCGAGTTCCCAATCGCTTCGCCAGACATCGACGACGCAGACCGCGACGCACTCTTAAAGATCTTTATGGGAATGCCGCTACGCGTTACAGATCTTCCGCCTAACATCGTCGACACTGTGTTCGAGGGTTACGTCGAAGGCTGGTCTTTTAGGGCCAGTTATAACTCGCTATTCATTACGATAAACGCCTCGCCGCTGGAGTTCTCGCAAGTGACACTCCGATGGAATCAAGTCAACGCGGCCGAGTCATGGAATACAATCAGCCCTACTCTTACATGGGAAAACGCGATCGGATCGGTGGCATAACATGGCAACTACTACTACGAACTTCGGCTGGGACATTCCGCAGTCGACCGACTTGGTCAAGGACGGCGCGACGGCGATCGCAGCTCTTGGTCAGGACATCGATACGGCTTTCGTCGATCTTAAAGGCGGAACGACTGGACAGGTATTAGCGAAAGCTTCTAACACAGATCTAGATTATTCATGGATAAACGCAGAAGTCGGAGACATAACAGCTGTAACGGCTGGAACTGGAATCTCTGGCGGCGGAACTTCTGGAGCTGTAACGATTACTAATTCTATGGCTACGGCGATCGATGCTAAAGGTGATCTTATTGCTGGAACAGGTGCGGACGCTTTTAGTCGAATCGCAGTCGGAACAAATGGTCAAGTCCTTACAGCCGATTCTACGGCTGCTACTGGTTTAGCGTGGACAACGGCTTCGGGTGGATCGTCAAATGTAGCGGGTAAGAATGTAGTTCTTAATTCTGGATTTAATGTCTGGCAACGTGGGACGACAAACATCACGGGCGGATTTTTTTACACAGCCGATAGATGGCAAAAAGGTAACGACACTTACTACGGTGTAAGCCGTCAAGTAACTAACGACACTACGAATCTTCCATTTATTCAGTATTGCGCAAGAGTGCAACGCACAGCGGGAAGCGTAGTAACTAGCGCAATGCTTTTTGCTCAATCTGTGGAAACAGTTAATTCCATACCTTTAGCGGGTAGAACTGTAACGCTTTCATTCTATGCTAGAGCGGGTGCAAATTATTCCGCGACTAGCAATTCTTTAACTTTTAGATTAGATACAGGAACGGGAACGGATCAAAACGTTATTTCGGGTTATACAGGCGGTGCTTCTACAATTTCCAGCACAGCGACATTGACTACAACTTGGCAAAGATTTAGCGCAAGTGCAACACTCCCAATCGGAACTACGGAATTAGGAGTATTGTTCGTTGCAACGCCAACGGGTACAGCTGGCGCAGCGGATTTCTTCGAAGTGACAGGTGTTCAGGTAGAAGTGGCTTCTAGTGCTTCTACTTATTCTCCCAATACACCGACCTATCAGGCAGAACTCGCAGCATGCCAGCGTTACTATTTCAGACACACAGCGGCGACAAGTTACTCGCCTATGGCTATGGGTCAAGCAAGAGCTTCGACTTCGACTTTTCCAGTTATAAATCACCCAGTACAAATGAGAATTGCACCTACAGCTATCGAGTTCTCGACGTTAGCGGTAACTGGTCCCACTGGCAGCGTAATCGCTGTAACGGCAATTACTTTAGATTATGCGGGAACACTAGCGTCGTTCTTAAACACATCGGTCGCGAGTGGTTTAACAGCTGGCGACGCAAGTCTTTTAGTGTCAAATGCTTCTACATCGGGCTATCTCGGACTAAGTGCGGAGTTATAAAATGGATAAAGTAACAGTAATAGAAGTCGAAGGACTAGGCGGAGTTATGACGGAACACGTCATAATTGATCGCGGGAATGGCGAGTTTACTTCGATGCTTAAATCTACTTACGACGCGCAACAGGCGGCGATTAAAGAATGACTTATCCAGTCGGAACAGCTGCGGCAGTCGTCGAAGTAGCACTGGCCGAAGTCGGTACAGTCGAAGAAGGCGATAACCTAACCAAATACGGAAAGTTTACTAAGGCCGATGGTCTACCTTGGTGCGGATCTTTCGTTAATTGGTGCTTCCATCAAGCGGGCGTAAAGCTTCCATCGATGGTCTCTACAGCTGCGGGAGCGCATAAGCTTAAAGAAGTAAGTCGCTGGGTAGATTCAGAGCCTAAGATCGGCGATCTCGCATTTATGGACTTTCCGCATGATGGCGTCGACCGTATTAGCCACATCGGAATTGTCGTCGGAGTAAAAGCGAAGACTGTTATCACGATCGAAGGTAATACATCGGGAACAGGCGATCAGCGTAACGGCGGAATGGTCATGGTTAAAGAGCGGGCATTCGGGAGCGGTAAAGAAGTCGTAGGCTTCGGACGACCTAAGTTCGTCGCCTATGCTGGCGATTATCCGATCGTCGAAGTACCTACTCAATCGGCAGCGAAGCCGAAGATCAAGGAGAAGAAAGATGGAAAGCTTAAAAGCGTTACTCGCAAGCTGGGCGCGTAGCTTCGCAGCTGCGTC